TCTTTGGATCCGTATATGCTTGGTTATTGGTTGGGTGATGGTTACAGTCAAGGAAGTCTATTCATCACAGCAGATCAAGAAGTATTGGATTACTTCAATGAACATTTACCGAAGATAGATTGTAAAATGACAGAATGTAAAAGCGATAAAGAAAATGCAAAAGTAATGTCGATCAGCACGATTAATAACAGTATTCAAAAGAACAACTTTACGAAATCTCTTATCGAGTATAACTTGATAAAGAATAAACATATTCCTGATGACTACAAGATAAATTCAAAAGAGACAAGACTTCAAGTGTTGGCTGGATTGATTGACAGTGATGGACATTATCAATATAACAAAGATAAAAACATAAATCAATACGAAATTACATTAAAAAATGAAATCATGTTAGATGATATTGTTTATATTGCAAGGAGTCTTGGATACTCTGCTTATAAACATACAATTAAAAAGAAGTGTTGTAATAATGGTGTAATTGGGACATATTACAGATGTAATATATATGGTAACGGTATTGAAGAAATTCCTTGTATTATTAACAGAAAAAAGGCACATAAATCGGATCGATATTATGATAATCTTGCTGTAAGATTTACAATTGAAAAAGATTCATTCGATAAATATTATGGTGTTCAAGTTGATGGTAATCATAGATATTTGATGTACGATTTCACTGTAACAAGGAACAGTAATGGCAAAAGTAAAATCGTAGAACTATTTCAACACACAATCGGCGATTACGCGTGTATCTTCAATGTGTCCTTATTAACACAAAAACGAGTGGGTTCGAATGCCACAAACAGTGAATTGGCGATAGCGAAGGGGAAGCGTTTCGCGATTCTGCAGGAACCGGAGGAGAACGAGCGATTAAATGTGGGTTTGATGAAGGAGTTGACGGGTGGTGATCAAATTCAGTGCCGCTGTCTGTTCAAAGAGCCTATCAAATTCAAACCGATGTTCAAGATGATATTGACTTGCAATCACATGCCCGCAATTCCTCCTGATGACGGCGGCACATGGCGTCGTGTGAGAAGGGTCGAATACACATCCAAGTTCACAGATAATCCTGATCCAAATAACGAGAACGAGTTTCAGATAGACAGAGAGTTGGGATACAAGTTTGATTTGTGGAAGGAAACCTTTATGGTAATTCTATTGAAATACTACAAAGAATACAAAAAGAAGGGTAAGATTATCGAACCATTGGAGGTGCTTGAATACACGAACGAATATCAGAGAAAGAATGATATATTTGCCGATTTCTGTGATTCGTATATTCAGAAAGAACCTGGTAGTTTCATTGATGTGACCACATTGTTTGAGAAGTTTAAGGAGTATTGTAATGTGGATAACATTAAGAACAAAGCCAAGAAAACGACTTTCCAAGAGGCGATGGAGAAACGCTACGGTAAATTATCCACTGTCAAGGGCGTCAAGGTGTGGAAGGGAATCAAGGTCATTCCTAAACAAATGAAATCTGGAGAGGACGACGAGATCGAGGATGATGTATGAATAATATTGTAATAACTTACAATATGCCATTAAACCCTAAAATAATGAGACAAAATATATAATATAACAGTAATGATTGAGTTTGTTTTTTTATTTATTGCAAATATCATGTTATATTTCAAATCAAAAATCAATGATGATATATCAATTGACACATTTGAAGAACAAACTAAAAATATAATAGCATACGAATTTATATTATTCGGTATCTATTGGTTATTATGTGTTTATATAAATATCTTTACAAAATTGCAAGTGCGCAACACAGTTTCGTACATTGCTCGAATTAAAACACATACATCGCTTTTGTATTTTTTTCGTGATAGTTACACAATAAATGAATATATATATGTGAAGAACATAAGTTTTTGTTTTACAGCACCTCTTATTTTATATACATTTGGTGAAGTGAACAGTGTGCGCTTAAACAAAAACATATTGTTAGAAACACTACTACACGTTTTGCATATTGTTATCCACACATTTGTATTTAATATGTATACTATATACATATTCTACATAATAATGTATATCATATATTTTGTGAATGTATACCTCATGTTTAAAACAAAGCTATTATGTATAAATGCGTTAATATATTTTTGGATAGTGATAGGAGTTGTAGAAACTTTATACTTAATGGGGATCATTTCTAAAAACACATATGTATTGTTTTCGTGTGTTAATGATATAGTTTTTAAAGGATTATTTTTCGCATTTATTGCATACAAGGATTACTTTTTATTATTATCAAAATATGAATTAACCTATGAAGATATAAAAGTATTAATAAAGTTTAGTGAATATCATTCAAATAGTCGAAACATATTAATACGAGAACTGAAACGTGTGGTTAAAAACATTATTTCAGATATGAATGTGATAAAACAATCTGCTATCGAAATGAGCGATCGCGTATACTGTAAACATTTTTCACGCGATTTCATCACACGCATATTGCAATATCATAGTGTTGAAGTGGATAAGGTGTATATATTATTTTCAGATATACACGGATACTCTATAATGTGCAAAAATAATTGTTCCAAAGAAGTTGTTCATCAATTAAATTTGCTATACTGCGAATACGATAAATGTTTAGAATCTTTTAATTCATTACAAAAAATAGAATCAATCGGTGATTGCTATTTCATAACTTCGTTGCTTGATAGAAACAACGGTAAAAAATATGATGAAAAAAACACGCTCAAACAAATTATACAATTTGCAAAAAATATACTTGAAATAGCGAACAAATACGAAACACACATACGAATCGGAATACATTTAGGTAATGTATCCGTTGGTATAATAGGAATTGACATTCCAAGATTCGCTGTCGTCGGGAACGACGTTAACCTTGCGGCAAGATTAGAAAGCACTTGTGAAATCAATGCTATTCAAGTAAGTCAGACGGTAAGATCAATGATCGATTTGATAGATATTGATATACCGATCAGAAGTCGTGACATTATTGAAGCAAAAAACATCGGAAAGGTGATAGCATACACATTGGAATAATGTTTTACAAAAAAAATTGAATTTAAATATTATTTTTTATAATATAAGAATAATACGAACATAACTATGAATGATATAGTTAAATCTTATATTACCTTGAAAGAGATGCTTGTAGACAGAGGTGTAAATATAGACAATCTCAGCGCCATATCCGATACTGAGTTGAACATAATGTCTAAAGCAAACAAGATATTCTCATTGCAGGTAAATGAAAAATTTAAAATTGTGTATTACATCAATACCAAATTCAAGATCAATGATTTGAAGAAGTATTTTGATGATGACGAGCACATTATTTTAGTGTTCAAAGAGAAGATCAACAATTTGAATATTAAGAATTTAAAAGAGTTAACAAATGTAAGTATAGAGATATTTATGATTAAAGAGTTGCAATTCAATATTAGCCGTCATATATTGGTGCCCAAACACGAAATAGTGCGTGATGAGAAGGAAATTGAAACTATGTTGGACACTTATCAGTTGAAAAAGAATCAGTTACCTATACTGTTGAAAATGGATCCAATGGCCAGATATTTAGATGTGAAAGCGGGTGATATTGTCAAAATAACACGAAACAGTCCTAGTGCAGGAGAGGCGATATTATACAGATATTGTGTATAATAAAATTTGTTTATTAAATTAAAATAACAATTATGAGAGATACTATAACATTAGGATATACTAAAATTGATGCTAACAATAATATATATTATCAAAAAATCGATGATGATTCGATTACAATATCTGAACCATCACAAGTCAAAATTTTAGATAGGTTGAACAGTATTATAAAAAGCGAAGAGTTATCTCCTGATCAAATATGTAACGAAATTCATAAAATAAGAAACATGGTAAATTTTGTGAACGATTTGAACAACGACGAATATCGTCAACAATTCGAAAACGACAAGAATCGTTTGATCACCCTTATGGCGAAGAATCAAAATATATATAGCAAATTGAATTCCAAAAAAATTAACTTTTACATTTTTTTGGGGGTGTTTGTTTTTTACACCATAGGTCTTTCCTTCATCTATTTGCAAACCGCGCTCCTCACCAAAGATGTGCAAGCGGTTATTCTTATAGGTATCTCCGTTTTTGTCTTGACAATGTATGCCTTCGTGGACATATACGATATGGTCATGCGCAGACATTACGAAGAGTTCAACGAAGAAGGGAACGATTGTAGTGATGATGCGGTAAATGCCGTTATTCAAGAAATAATTAGTAATATTGCCATGTTTGCTGAGGTGGAAGATAAACTCGTGAACAACGAAAGAAATACCCAAAAGAAAGAGATCGTTAAGTCGATCTTACAAGATTTCAACAATGTAAACTATGTGAACATGAGAAGATATCAACTCACAGATTATAAGATAAACGAAACCAGAAGCAACATGCACTTTGTTAAATACGCATTCTTATTGGTGAGTGTTGTTGGATTGATGGCTGGCTTGCAACTCAGAACCGAGTTGGGTGTGCCCGATAACTTTTTGCCTATATCAAAGGGTTTCTTAATGGGTACAACAGTATTCCTTATTTTGACATACATCGCGGTATTTTTCTTACATAGAAAACAAAACATGATGAGAAAGAAGTACAACTGGAACAAATTGTATTGGAATGTGAGAGCTACCCACAATTCGTGAATTAAATAAAAGGTAAAACAAATTAATTAAAATAAATTAATTAAAATAAATAATGGGTATAATCGTTAATACTAATAATCAATACTTGACAACTGTTTTGGACATTCTCATCGTTTTTACTTTAGGTTCGGTCTTGCTGTTCTTCGCGAATGCGATGAAGAACGAAAACCGTTTCGTGATGTTGTATGTCACAGTGCCTATAATTATAATTATTGTATATAATATGATTTATTTACATAATAATGTAGACAAAAACAAAAAGGAAACAAATAATTACAACATTCTTACATTTATGAACATATACATAATCATTTTGATGGTGCTACTGTCAAGCATGTCATATTATATTATATCTTCGGCGGAGAGCGCAAAAAATGATTAGATATTGAACCCTTTAATATCCGAAAAATATCCTTGTATGTTAACATGTTTTTCTTTTATTTCATTAGGGAACAATGAAATATTTTCTTCTATGAGGTTGTTTTGGGCGTTTTTAAGCATTTCTTTAGAGATGATGAATTCCGGTATACAATCGGATTTAGGTTTTTCTGGTTCTGTAACGGATGATTGTATAGTAGGTGTAGTAGTAGTAGACGTGGGGGGATTTGGTGGTTCTTCTTCTATGTGTGTATTGGGTAATGTTCTGGTAAGTTCGTCAATGTCGGCTTTGTTGATTTCTGTGAAGAGGTTTTCTTTGTATTCGTTTGGTAGGTTAAGAAGGATTGCGGTTATGACTAACATTGCTACAACGGGGTCGTGTGCGGACAAAAGAATCAGAAGCACTGTAAGGAAAGTGTTTTGTAAAGAGTTGTTCAAGATGAACTGTTGATTAGGTATAATATTTGAGATTCTCAAAACTAAATATATAAGTAAAAGTATTTTAATATAATCCATTATTATTAAATATATATAAAGATTTATTTTTTTTAGTGATGCTTACATCTAAAGGATATGGTGTTTTAAAAAAAAATATAAAGGTTGACGAAGTGATAAAGAACTTAACAGTTGCTCCTAGATCGGATTTCATGCAATCAAACGAAGACGAATCGTTTTGTGTCTGTTTGGAAACCCCTAAATATTTGTATGTGCCAAAATTTTACGGCTTACAGACATACGGAACTCCTCACACATACAAGATTGGTGAACCGAAATCGATTTCCTTGACTTTTAAAGGAAACTTGTTAGACGCCCAGATTGATCCAGTAAGCACCTACTTGTCTTGTGCGAAAGATCCGTTAAAGATGGGAGGCATACTTCAGTTACCTCCAGGTTCGGGTAAAACGGTGATGGCGTTATATATATTGTGTAAGCTTTCTGTTAAAACTATGATTATTGTTCATAAGGATTTTTTGCTCAATCAATGGAAAGAGAGAATAGAGCAGTATGTGCCTGATGCAAAAGTGGGATTGATCAAACAGAAGACGGTGGATACGGAGTGTGATATATCGATTGCTAGTTTACAGAGTTTATCGATGAAGGAGTATGATAAGGACAGGTTTAACGACTTTGGATTGGTGATTATTGATGAGTGTCATCACATAGCTGCTCAGGTGTTTTCGAAGGCGTTGTTGAAGGTGAATTTTAAATATTCGTTAGGTTTGTCTGCCACGGTGAACCGAAAGGACGGTTTGTCTAAGGTGTTCAAATGGTTTATAGGGGACATTATCTATAAAGTTGGAAAGAAGAAGGATGTAGAGTGTGAAGTGGATGTTGCGATATTTGAGGATAATAATTCTGCGTATTGTCACGAATCGGTGTTATTCAACGGAAAGGTGAATATGGCGAAGATGATAAACAATGTCACTGAATATGAACATCGTACGAACTTCATAATCAAGCGATTAATGGAAACATTAGATGCGGAACCGACAAGAAATGTTATTATTTTAAGCGATAGGAGAAAACATTTAGAAGATATGAAAAAGAAGATAGAACACAAATACGAAACAGGATTGTATTTGGGAGGAATGAAAAACGCGGATTTGGAAAAGTCGAAAGAGAAACAGATCATTCTAGGCACTTACAACATGGTGAGTGAAGGTTTTGATTTACCGAAATTGGACACATTGATATTGGCCACCTCTAAGAGTGATATAGAGCAGTCTGTGGGTCGGATTCAACGGAAACACACATATACGGAGGAAGACAATACTCCGTTAATAATTGACATAGTAGATAATTTTTCAGTCTTCAAAAATCAATTTAACAAACGCATGAAATTCTATAAAAAAATGAATTACAATATTTTAAACAAATAAAAAATATGTTTTAAATTTAATATATATAAATGATAGTAGTCATTTTGAAAAATACATTACTTATTTTGTTAATAATTCTCATCATTCATTTCATGATAAAAAACGCGATATTAGAAGATATTGATTTGTTCAAAAGAAAAATGGTACACGACGACGCACTAATCAATGTAAAGTCTTCATTTAAATCGTTAAAGAAAGCAGTTGGTGAGGAAACTGATCATATGGAAAAAGTCAATGAGAAAACTTATAAGAAAACTGATGACAAAAGGGTTCGCTTTGAAGACCCAACGACCATCATCAAACCGGAATGTCCTAATGGAGTCACATGCAAGGATTACGATGTTTCGGAAGAGA